TAAAAGAAAGGCAAGCACAGCGCGTAGGTGTCGAAGACACAGTAATAAGCCTGTGTAGCTCAGGTATAGATACGAAGTATCAGGTACAGCTAGTTGAGTACCTTATAGAGTCGAAGACTCATGTATAGCGTGCTAGATGTACTCAGGATGTTGATAGGTATAGATAGAGACTGATAGAGCAATGAGCAGTACCAAGGAGTACTAAGCAGTACCTGAGAGATACACAACAGCACCTGCAAGAATAAGAAGTAGACCCACCACATGCACACACTACCTAGCACACATCACAAGCACTCAATGAGATACACAAGGCGCTGAGAGGATGATAGGTAGCTGATAGGTAATGCGCTGCACGAGTCGAAGACTCAGTACATGCGATAGGATGAGTCTGCGACTCTGTACAGCTAGACACGCGACATACTAGGCACGATCCCGCGTCTAGTGTGGCACACGCGAGGGAGGGCATGGGGGACATCAGCAGCGTCACGGGTCGGAGACTCTGTCGCATGAGCGAAGCAAATTGAGTTGCATGTAGAACTCGCACTATCCACTAGGTAACTCCCCGATAGATAGACGAATACTACATAGACCTCAATCTACTACTAAGGATGAGTCTTCGACTCAAGCCCTAGCAATAAATTATAATTTCTTAGTACTTACGCATTCACAGCAGTAATAGCCGCAGTGGTTGCAGCAACCAGAACATCAAGCGATGCGGTGGTCTCACGACCCGGCGCAGCAACCGTACCCTGACCAGAGTAAATCTCACGCAGGCCAATAACCAACTTCTCAGCAGCAATACTCAGCGCAACAGCCTCGCCACGGATTGCGGTAGCAGTAGCAAAAGTCATACAGATTCCTTCTATTTAGATTTAAGTTTCATGTTGAGTAGTTCAGATGAACACACTCGGTTTAGTACAGAGCACTCTGTGTACTGCTCTAGCATCTGAACCATCCAGTCCCTTTCGGAACCATCAGCTTCTGGGATACTCTTACACCGCTCAAGGCATACTGCTGGCGGATTCGATAGTGCTGTTGCTGGTACGTACTGCACTGTTGAACATGCTGATCCAAGGATCACTAGGAACAACAGCACTAAGTACTGCCCCTTCTGGAATAACCACAGGGATAGCTTTTGGCGCTGGGACATTCGTTTTCCTCAGGATTGCGTAAACTGGACGTACAGCATCGAGCGTGGCTGAGAGTTCAGCCTGCACTTGGTACTCACGTATCACTTCGGTCTTCGATGCAGCCACGGCTCTGGAAACAGTCTCCGTGGCGATACTCGCTTTTACCTCTGATTTCACCCCAGCCGTATACAGGTGAAGCACTGTATAAACGAGGCACAGCATGACGAGCAAGGCACCTACAGCGACGTACAGGCGGTTCATGCTTCCTCCTTGATATAACGTGTACAGCGCACGTGCCCGTTGAACCTGAGAGGCGGGAACCACTTTGGCACCCTCTCTGTTGGAACGAACTCAGTAATCTCTACTGAGTCTTGATTGAACGCTATATGTTTGAAATGTGGAAACCACCCGGACTGGGACTTCAATAGAACAAGTCCTTCCTCTGGGCAGTACCGTAGTTTGCGGAGTGCCCAAGCTAGGCAGTTATCTAGCATATGGCTAGTCAAGCATCCATGTAGCTGCGAAGCTCAACAGCCGCTAGTGCGTGCATTGCTGAAGACTTATGCACACCATCAGATGTCGCGTAGAGAGCAGTGCCGTTTGCGCGCCACTTCGTAGAATCCACGGTTCCGCGTGCGCAAATCATCGGCACGAGCACATCGAGCGTGCCACCTACTTCAGCCTGAAACGCCGCATTTAGCGCTGCCGATGCAGCCCCCCAGGACTGATCTCCAGCAGTGCCGACGAAGGTCTGGCCCGCCTCGGTGGCAAACGAATCGCTTGACTGAAGGCGACCGAGCATCCACGTCCGCAAAACCTTCTGCACACCTTGGCCCCGCATAATCGCCCACGCAGCTTTACACTGAGTCAAGAATGTTGCCGTTGATAGCAAAGTGCCAGTGGTCGATCCAAGGTCGTTAAGCCCACATTCCTCGACGCCGCTGTTGCAGTACGCGGACCATTTTGCAAGATTCGTCAGTGTGCGAAAAACGGTGATGTAGCCACTTGGCTTCGCGCAGTTGAACCCCGCGAGAACGCGACTCGGGGTGCCGTTGTCCAGCAATGCGCGAGTAAAAAATCCCATGCCCCACTGCGCGGTATCAACGTCGCCAACGCTGTTCAGATCGCTATCGCCGGCTCCGTACCAAACATCAGGATCGCCAGAGACGAACTTCCCGAGCATAACCGGCATGTATCCGTAGCCTTGCGAACTCGCCGCCGTTCCAGTGATCGTAAACGGGCCAGGATCATCAACCCCTGTTCCAGCAGCAACGCCGCTGCTCGCTGAATCGACCCATAGGTATTGCGCGCCAGGATTCCCGTTGGCCCGAAAGCTAACCGCAGTCGGCAAATACCCTGCGGTCGCAAAGTCCACTTGCATCTTCAGCCAGTACACATCGCCGCGAGTGAATTTGCTCAGCCCAAACGCAGCCGGCAGAATCGAATCCATCTGCACATCGTGTGCAGAACCGGCAACGGTCAGCAAGCGCCCAGCAGAGTACAGAACCGGGACGCTGACAGTGCCCGCCGCGTTCGCGATTGCGCCGAGCGTGATGTCGAAGCTGTTGGCGTTTGATGACAGCCCGCCGATGGTCATGTTGTATCCGTAGTGGCTCAGTTTGATTTCCGATAGGTCGCCCGAGCCGATCATGTACGGGATGCGAATGTAGCAGCGATTCTTTCCGGCAATGGTCATCGTGCCGTTGTTCACCGTGTTATTTACAGCGGCCATACGGAGCAGTCCTGTGGGCGGCTCGACCACTGCGCCCCCAAAGACGCTCTGACTGCCGAGAAAAGCAGCAGCCACAGCCGCCGCGCCAACCCTGAGTGTTGCCGTGTTAAAAATCGGCGGCATGGATCAGACCACGATCACGTAAAGGGTGCTGTCGTCTTTCGTGACGATCGCGTCGTACTGCGCTTGAGTCAGCTTGCTGATTTTTGTAATCCCCCCGGTGAGGGGATTAAAAGTTCCTACTACACCTGGAGAACCACCTGAGAGCATCACACGGATATTATCCATGAGCATACTAATCTCGGAAGGAAGCCTACCAGGAAGTGCATTATTGAAGTCTGCGGTATGCAGCACAGTAGTACCATCAAACGTTGTGATAGTGCCACCAGTGCCGGAGGTGAACTTAACCTCCTGCGTAAGCCTATCCATTAGCGCTACGTCTATCATTCACAATCCTTTATAAAGAGGTCCCGCTCAGCGGTTCGGCGCGCTGTGAGGCCGCGCAGGCGCTTCCCCTTGGCATGATCCCATTTTAGGAACTCACCAGCAGCACCGTAGCAATTCCCAGCGTTGAGCTTACGGAGTAAAGTGCTTGTACTAAGTGCAGAGTTACCTATGTTGAAGGTAAGGGATACCAGAGCGTCGTACTGTCCTTGTGAGACTGGTACTCGCACTAGTTCCCCAACAGCTATCCCAGTACTGGATACATCCTGTTGCAGCAGTACCTCACACTCCTTCTTGGTACGGTGAGCGCCGAGGGTTACTCCTTTGATGTGTCCGGTACAGACTGTGGGGATTCCAACAGGATCGAGGTATGCCTCAGTCCGTGGTCCTTTAGGTCCGTTCTCAAACCCACCAATGAAGATAGCCCCCGCGACACTAAGAGCTAGGAGCGAAGCCGCTACCTTAGTCCGTGTGCTCATCGTACTTCCTGCGGTCCCGGCGCTTGTCTTCCTTTGCCTTGTAATACCAGTTGATACCACAAGTAATCAAACCTACAAGTACACCGATGAGCATACCCCAGTCATTCAGGTTGAATCCGCACAGTACCGCGCTCCCTGATGCTGTGTACGAAACCCAGCTTGCGTGCTTCTCCATAACGGTCATTTCCTAACCCGCCTTCCGTGTACAATCCTTCTAGTTCCGGTGGCTTTCGATTGAGTGGTGCCGTACCCCATAGGGTCAGCAATATGCGCTAGAGCTTCTTGCACTGCTCTAGCAGTAGCGGCCTTGTTCTCATCTACTGCAAGGATTCCTTTGAAGTGGCGAACAACACCTGCCATACATTCAATACGGTCATCCTTAGTAAGAGAGTTCCGGTCGGTTGTGATATTAGCGAGTTGGTAGAACACGCTGAACTGTGTTCGTGCGTCTACACTGTGCTGCTTCGCATAACGAGCCTCACTCTCGAACACCCGCTTATGTACAATAACGCGGTGTCTCTGCATTGGGGATACTAGGGAGTCAATGATCCGGCGTTCCTTCTGGCCGGTACTGTACTCACCTTGAACCCCCACATGCGCGAGGTCGTACTCGATGCCATCAGCATCTAGGCGCTTCTTCGCTAGCTCTGCTCTGAGGTTAATCTCGAACAGGCCATGCCCCATGTTGGATTCGACTAGGATTCCTGTAACACCTAGCTCCTTAATCACAGAGCAAAGTACTGCGGGATTGTCCCCAGATAACCCACCTTTCAATCCACCTACGTCTAGCACATGGATGTACGGGCCAATGCTGCACCCGGCGCTAAATGCAAGCTCATCCGAACCACCACCAGCAGGGTCGATGAACATGAAGATTTCTTTAGGCTTGACGAAGCGAGAGTTCGCAGTCATAGGGTAGTACATCTTGGTGCCAACGATAGGGAACTCTTTAGGGAGTTCCGCTTGATTTAGTAAGTTGGCTTGGTAGATCATAATCTCTGGCAGCACATCGCTATCAAAGTTGGCTACCATGAGGTCAGACAGCTTTAGTTGAAGACGCGCTTCATCGGCAAGCGATGTATCAAGCATGTACTGCAACTGAAAATCTTCTGGTCCTTTGTCTAGTTCTTTTTCAACGAGGTCTTCTTCGGTGTAACGCATGGGGTCGGTTGGGATTCCCCTTGAACCGTCGATGCCTCCACCTCGTTGTACTTCTGGGTTGGAAGCAATGCGTTCAATAATGCGCGGGGCCAGTCTCTCACCGTACTTCTCCATTTCGTCTTGCGTTGGATACCGTCCCGGCCAGATACGTGTGCAGTACCCTCGACCCGGCAGGGTGTTATAGATACTGTCTTTTGACTGGGGAGTTCCCAAGTACAGGATGTCTCCGTGCGTACAGATTGAACTGAACTCCTTTGTAAGATGCAAAAGGAAATCCCGTTGTGCTGCTGTCAAACCATTCTTGTTTGTTTCTACGTCATCTGGGATAAGCAGGTCGGCACGCTTGCCGGGGAGGTTACTAGTGATACCAACGCAAGCTACAGAAGGCGATTTGTCTAGCCCCTTTAAGGAGTAGTGCACATCAAATGCTTCAACGCTGGTTCTATCTCCCGCCTGTCTATCTGGCCGAAGATACTCTAGGATGTCCCACGTAGTGATAAGGCGAATAACTAGTGTTGCTACTTCTGATGCTTGCTTCTCACCACCTGATACGATGAGAACGCGGGTACTGGGGCGCTGAATAATACGCCATACTGCATACAGAGCAGCAAGGGTGCTTTTAGCTTCCCCGCGCTGAGCCATGACCATACGCAAGCGTGGGCCATTCTGCATGAACTCTGATATGTCTGCCTGCTGCTCCGTGAGGGAGAAGCCTAGAAAGGCCATCGCATCTTCTGCGAATTGTATGAAGTTCTCGTACTCAGCAGCCATCAGTTCCGCATGTGCGAACCGTGACTTGAACTCCATTAAGCCTCTCTAGCTAGGTCTTCCTTAACGATTGAGATTACTGATGCTGTCTTGATCCTACGCAACCGTGCCTGCTCCGTGAGTTTAGCTCGGAGTTTCGATAGATCATCTGCGTCCGCAGGATCAGCGGTAATACTATTGTCTTTGAGAAGTTTAGCAATGACGCCAAGCGTAGCTGCATCAGTCGGGATGCTATCCTTCATGTCCAGTACAACTCGTTCAGTAAGAGCCTGCACCATCAACTTCTGTAACTTCTCAAGCTCGCCTACTGTAGCGCCAGCCATAGTTCTCCTTAGATTAAGTAAAGTGCTATATCTTGATTGTCCACGGCCGGGCGAGGTCTGCGTCTGGCGTTCTGCGGTCGTCGCTCATGAGACGCCCGCTACGCCGAGAAGTATGAACCGCTGACTAACAGAAACGCACCAGTTCCGCCTGGATAGCCATTACTTACTGTAAGGATCGTTGCCCCGCCTCCTCCGATATTGACTTGCACCGCCCCTCCTGTCAGCCCATTCTCTCGTCCGCACCCTTGGCCTGAGATTGCCGCGTTGATAGGTAAGGTCATGTTGATACTGCTTGCTCCTGTTCCGTTATTGGTAATATTCAGGGTTGCATAGAACGAGACAAGTCGGCCGATTTTTGTGTAATAGCCATTGGCAACAACAGCAGAAAGTGCCCCCGATCCTGATGAAACAACTGGAACCCATGCGCCTTCCTCGTAGTCATCAAGGCAGTTTGGTCCGGCGCTCGGATTCTGCACCGGAGGGAAGAACACCTGACCTGTCGCACCAGTATCAATAATCCCTGTGAATTGCGTTGGCCCCATGACGTTTTGAAGCGATCCACCCCCAGTTGCCGTATTTTCCAGAAATTTCAACGCGCTGGTGCCAGACGTAGAAATGTCAACCCCACCGCTTAAAAGAAAGTTGTTAAGCGCTATCTTGGCGCGCTGAGTGCCCGAAAGAGAAAGCCCCGCAATAACTGCCTGACCATTCGTTGCGGCAAACGTGTTATCTATTAAATCAATGTCGCTATTATTTCCAGATGCGAAGATGCAATAGGAATTAAGACCGCCAGCGATCCAGTTACCGATAACCTTGATCCGGTTCGCCGCGTCCGACCCGGTAACGGGAATGTAAATCCCGATGTTTCCAGCGCCTGTTTGGTCGATAATGTTGTGCCCGATAAATATTTCAAAACCGGCGTTGATTTGGATTTGCGCGCCGCCCGCCACCGTGCAAAGAAGGGTGTTGTTGACAATTCTTACCCCTTCCGCCTGCGTCCCGCCTACCGTCTTTGAAAGACGTATTCCAGTGCTCCCTCCAAGAAAATAGTTATCCTGAATCGAAGTATTGCGACCGTCATTCGTAAATGCGATATGTGTGCTGTTGTTCTGGAAGAAGTTGTTCTGAATGTCGTAGTTCTGTCCAGTAGCCGAAATGCCAACGGCGAACCCCCCGATTGAGCAATCGGAAACATCCGCGCTGAACGCCGCATCCGAACTCAGGAACGTGAATAAAATACCGTTGGTTGCGTAGCTCGATGCATTGGCAATTCCGAGCTTGGTAAAAACAACGTCCTTGCCGGTTACGTTGAATAGGGAAGTCATTGCCGCGCCGGGTTGAATTGAAGACCCTGGCCCGATACCTCTGAAAATAATTCCGGACTGCCCGGCAGATACTGGCGGGACAGTGATCGACGAATTGCACTTATAAACGCCTTCGGGGAAGAATATTTCCCCGCCATACCCCATAGCCGCAATTGCTGCGTCAATCGCTGGGGCGTCATCGGTAATGCCATCACCTTTTGCGCCAAAGTCTTTGACGCTGACCGTATCGCGGAGTTTGTCCTGTATGCTGCGCGCAATAGCGCCAATGCCGGATTGAATGAAACCGATCAGGGATGCGCCTACTTGCGTCCCTAGTGCAGAGACATACGCTAGTACTCCCCCGAACCAACTCCCTTTGACTAGAGTAGTCCCAGACGCAGATGCAAGAGTATTCAGAACAGCCCCACTATCTGCGGCTTGCAGAAGCTCAGTAGCTTGGCCTAGTGGGATAGCGTCTGTGCTAAGTACCGCATCACGCAGGTTATGCACAGTATTCCCGTGCATGTTGATGTCGGTGTAGCTATCCGTAAGCGGATTCCCACCTTCTTGGGACTCCTGTGCGGTATGTAGGACTTGCAGGAAACTGTCGTCTAAGGTGTCATAATTAAATGCAGCACCACCTACGAAGCTATTCCTGAGTTCGGATACATCTGTGATGCGTTTAACTGTTACTTCCACTCCCGCAGGTACAGCAGGGGAGAACGAGATTGTTTTATCAGTGCTACCGACCCACGACCAGTCTGTACTGTTCAGGACACCGTCATACAGCACGGTGATTTCTGAACGGTCCAAGTATTCTAGTGATAGGGCGAGTAGCACCAGAGCGCCAGTCGAAACGGCTCTCTGGCTGCTATATGCCATAGTTATTCCTTTGGTTGTCCTCTAAGTGTCGCTGTAATCTGTACTTAGTAGGGTTACTTCTGGCTTAATGCTTCCATTGCTTTAAGCGGTGGGATGATGCTAAGTAGAGGTGTGAGTCCGAACGCATCATGTGCAACACGTTTAGGGTCGCCTTTGAATACATCCCCAACAAGATTGGCTGCACGGTCAAACGGAATAAGGCCCGGTGCCCCCATACCCTTCTTTGTACCTGCTGCCCAACTCCAAACCTCACTACCTAAACCAACACCCCCCATTTGCCCAACGGACTTTGCGGCTAGGTCTGTCATGCTGAGTTCAGGCTTACCGCTGAGATTGTTCTGTGCAGCTACAACGGCAGCAGCCATAGGGAACTGGTACGCAAGCATAAGGCCCACACCTGCAAAGCCATCCCGCTGCAAACCTCCTGCGAGAATCTTGTTATGTGCTTGCAGTACAAAGCCTCGGTACGTGAAGATGAACTTGCCTACGGGGTTGAGCATAGCGAACGCAGGCATATCCCCCATACGCTGATGCAGGACAGACTCATCCATCATCTTCATAAAGGCAGGCCGCACATTTCCCCATGCACCATCGGCCCACTTGTCTACCTGCATACCATGCTGGGTAACATCGGATTTGAGTTGTGTAAGGTGCTCTGCCTTGATGCCATATTTCTCAAGGGCGGCTACTGCTTTGATGTCTCCCTTGGCGGCATTGCTCAGGGTGTCTAGGATGAGATTGGCTGTTACTCTGGCTTGGTGCGCATGTACGTACTTCATACCGTTAAGATACGGTACTAGCTGCGAGGCGTGTTGCAAACTCATGCTAAGCGAGGCGCTACTAGGCATGTCGAAACCATCCTCGAATCTTTGCAGGAACGGCTTAAGGCGCATGTTCTCATCTGCCGCATTGGTGAGGATGTCTTTAAGATGCTGGCTGTACTGCTTGTTAGTCGCAGCAGTCTCTAGCATCCCCTTGAACATAGGCATTTCCTGCACAATGTACTTGATACTCTTGAGCGCACCGTACTGCCCCATCATGGTTGCGTACTCAGTAAGCTGCCAGTATCCTGATGCGCCAAGGGAAATCATGCGGTTAATCACAGAGGTGGTGCGCAGTGCTTGCCCCATATCAGTGCCAGTAGGATCACCGCGCAGGTGCTTTACCGATTCATCGAACAGGTGAACAGCATCAGCCTGGGCCTTGGCATTTCCCTTTAGACTAGCTACAAGTTCCTCACGTAGTGCTGTGATACTGCTAGAGCTAGTGAATCCCTTCTTTGCAAATGCCACTTGGGATGCAACATTGTCGATGTAGCGATCCATCAGGCCGGATGCGTTGTGGTCCAGTAGGTCAGTGACATTGATAGCTACTCCGTTATGCTGCATGGTGCTGGTGTAGTCCAAGTCCATGCGGTGCTTCAAGAAGCCAGCCTTACCTCCCTCATCAGCATTCGCTGTGAGTACATCCATGACACGCTGAAGCTCCTTGCCCTCAAGTCCATACTCCTTGAGCATGTCTCGTACTACCTTGGCTGTGTCTGCCCCGGCATTCGCATTAAACACTGCATCCTCAAACGCCCCTTTGCGGAGTGCTCTATCAATGGTGGCACCGCCTACATGCTTAGCGATGCTTGCATCCATTCCAGTAGCATTAGCAATACTGTCCGCAACCAACTGATGTAACGCATTCTTTGCTTGCTTCTCAGTCATACCAGCAGCCACAAGAGCATCCAGCTTCTCCTGCACCTTGCCGGAACTCCAGACGCGCTTAATCCATCCGGGGTTGTAACCTACCCCCTCTACACCCTGTACTCCCGCTGCCTTGAGTTCTTGCAGCGCACGGTTAGGTACTTCCGAGAGGGCGTCGGCCATCTTGGTAATTCGTGGGGATACGGAGCTATCGGCAATGGGTCTGCCTTGGCGGAAGTTCTGATCGCGGCGGAGCATTTCAAGAGAGACTTCTCTTTCTAGTCCTGCTTGGTGTGCAGCGGATTCTTTGTACTTCCAGATTTGATTACCAAAGCCAAAGCCATCTTCTGCCATAGCAGTTCGGAGAAGGTCATCATGCACCCACTTCAAGCGTGTGAGTTCTCTGCGTGCTGCTACCTGATGTGACTCAATACTGTGGATGCTCAAGTTCGCGTTGTTGTCATACAGCAGGTCAGCCACCGTTTTACCTACTGGGCCAAAGCCACTCATAGTCTTATGGATGTTCCAGCCTAGAGTATCCCCTGCCTTCTCTGACCATGTACGCGTAACCAGTTTATCAATCGCAGTAGCAGTGATGCTAGGGTCGCTGACTACACCCGGCTCTAGGCCAGCAGGGTACGGACGAGGATTAACCTCTTTAACCTGCCGCTCCATCTTGAAGGTCAAGGTATCAGGAGAACTTCCCACAAGTCCTGCGTCCTCTAGCATAGTCTTATTCTTGGTACGAATAACCTCGTCGATAGCGTCCTTCTTAGTATCCCCTAGAAAGCCCTTAGCATCAGCACCCACACCGTGCCAACCGGGTAGCCCCATAGATTCCACAGAGTTCAGCTTCTGAATCTGGAACTCTGACCCATCGCTTAGCTTCACGGTATGGGTAGTCCCGGTGAGCGGGTCAGTCGAAGCCTTGGTACTGGTTATGGTCAGGGCAGGTACTTCCGGTGCCAGTGCAGGCTCGACCTTGACGCCAGCCTGTGCGAGTGCCTGCAACTCTTTACCGGGAAACTCAGGGTCTTTCGGGAGGAGCTTGCCTGCACCTGGGACAGCACCCTTGGACCAGAGCATCCCCGTGGCAGCAGCGTTCAGCAAGGCGTTCTGGATGATGTCCTGAGTACTCATGGGACTCACCTGAGCCTGAGCCAGCCCAAGGGCACCAGCACCCACGCCAGCGGTTACAGCAGCACCAGCCCGACCAAGGCGCAGGGCTTTCGAGGCACCAAGGCTGGTTGCATCAATACCGAAATACCCGATGTCTGCCATTGCAGTAAGCCCCGCTGCAAGGGGGTGATCCCCCATTGCTTGCTGGGCTACCTTCTGGCTTTGAATCTGCTCCACAGCCCACTGCATACCCTTCGTGCTGCCTTGCCGCTCGATGAACTCACGTTCTTCTGTGCTCATTACGAACGGGACATTCGAGAGAAATGCCGACTTGCTGGCAGGGGTACTATCTGGCTCGAATGAGGGCTTCGTGATGAGGTCATACACGGAACCAAGGCTAGACTGCGTGAACGCTGCACCAATACTAGCAAGCACTGGTGCAGCTTCCCTACGTGCAGATTCTTGCATCTGCGTAGCCTGTGCATTAAGTACCGTCCCAAGCATGGGGGAACCAGCAGGTACTTCAGCAACAGGTGCAGATACTGCTGGTTCTGCTACCTTAATCTCTGGTGCCTTCACATCAGCAGGGAGGTCTTCCCCGCCGTACATCTTGGGATCAATACTTGTTTGCATCTTAACCTTTCATAGATTTACGCAAGAGTGCTTCGTAGCTAACTTGCCTGTCTGAACCTTTACCGCTCATCGTCCAAGCGGGAGTCTTGCGCAGTGCTTCTACAGCTTTATCTGCATCACCAGAGCGCATGGCCCCAAGCATTTCCTTATAAGCTGGTTTGGTGTAGAACGCAGTTCCAGACTGATACGCGAGTTCGCTATACAGTAGGAATGCGTCATTCCCCTTGATGCCTACACTACGCTGGACATTAGCCCCAGCTACAGCAGCATCATTACTAGCCTTGCGGAAGGACTCCGTAGCCTCACGGGAACCTACACGACCATCAAGACCAATCGCAGGGTAGTGTGGATTATGCGAGCTAACACCCACACCTACAGTCATTACCGGCGCACCATCAACTATCTTGCCGGATAGGTCTTTGTACGGGGTATCCCTAACACCTTCATGCTTGATGAGGTTATCTCGGAACTTGAATACCAAGTCATCAGGAACAGCCGCAGTGTTACGACCATTGAACTGAATGTCTAGGCCACCGACCTTGCGCGTAACACCTGAGCCGCTAACCTGATCCGCAGTTACACCAGCACCCGCCCACATGTCCTGAAGTTGCTTAGCTACGTCCTTTGGGGAGATAACTGCATCCTGTACACGAAGACCGTCCTTGCCGTACTCCGTGTACTTAACCCGCCCCTCATGTGCAGAGAACTGAATGCGCCCATCCTCAGACATAGGCTTAACCATGCTGTTAAGTGCTTTGCCAATGTCTTCGTTCCCTGCCGAAGCTGGAACACCAAAGTACTGCTGGATGTTTGCACCTCTCGGAAGAATGAGATTCCCGCCTTCAGTGCTAATAGTTCGCTTCTGCACTTCAGCGATAGCAATGCTGGCACGATCACCCACGTTCTTCATTGGGCTGATCTTGCTCACGTACCCCATTTCTTCTAGCACAGCAATGCGGGTTTGCTCAACGGACTCTGCAACACGATCAGGATTCTCGAACCATGCTCGGTATGTGTTCAGTTTGTTCGAACCATCCCCAAGTCCAACTATACCTTTAGCCTTGTTATACAGATTCCCGAAGAATTGCTTTTCCCCAAGAGAGTACGCATATGCGGTATCGTCTTTTCCGCTTGCTTCCGAGATAGCGGTACGTTGCTCTGGTGTGTACTTCTTATCTTCCGTAACTCGCTGACTTGCGAACTGTGCAGCAGCCTCGGCCCCCATGCCCTGACGTTGCCCCTCGCGCATATACGTAAGGGTGCTCTGTGCAGAAGGATCAAAGGCTTTCAAGTACGAGGTGAACGATCCATCTTTACCGTCAGCCTCTAGTTTGCTTAGCTTGGTCAAGATGTTATGCACGACCGTAGCAGACTGGGCATTAACCTTTCCATCGGTATTCAGCATACTGGCTACGTCGCCCTTGGTCATGTCGCCCATCTGCGTGAACGCATCAAGGAAGCCATTGGAGCCATGCGTAGCTAGACCCTGAATAACTTGGTCCCGACTCATACCGCTCTTGGCAGCACTCTTAGTCCAAGCGGTGAGAGCATCCTTCTCTGTCTTCCCCTGCTTGAAGATACTTTCCCTATCCCCATTAACTAGGGCAGTCGCAAGGGCAGCCTCATTTCCCTGCTTGCCTACCTTCGTCCAGTACGCATCATTCAGGGAGACACGCTCCCCCTTACCTAGATGCCCTTGACGAGTACCATAGTCCATGAAGCGGTCTAGCTCATCCTTATTGGGAGCATCCGCCGTAGGGTCTGACAGAACTGCTTTGTACTTACCAAGCTCATCCCCGTACTGTGCTCCACGCATTGCCTCAGTACGTCCCATTGCCTCTCGGTGCTGGTTCGATAACTTGATCTGCTCAGACTCAGGCAGCATACTGAACATCGTAGCTGGCTTGCCTGTGGTGGGGTCCGGTACTTCTTGGTTTCGGATAACGTCGTACAGCGCCACTTGGTTCTCTGCCAATGCGTGCTGGGTTGCCTCACTCAGCATCTTCTGCTTGATAGCACCAGGGAGTTTGTCATTAGCAAGCACCATGCTGTACAAAGTACCTGCGGCTACCTTTAAGGTATCTGCCTGCGATTCTGGGCTTCCGCTTGCAGTAGCCCTAGTAAGGGCAGCAAGAGAAGTAGCGTACACACCTTGAAATGACTTTTGCTCAGTTTCAATAATGAACTTCGTGTGCTCAGCAGTGTGCGTGCTAATAGCGGCTGTGTCATTCAGAAGGAGTTGTCCGAACTGTGCAGCACGTTGAGTACGGGACATGCCCTCAAGCGTAGGTACTAACTCTGCTCTACGCTTAGCCAAGTACTCCTGCATCTTCTCTGGGGATTGTTCCCTGAGAGTAAGCATATCCTTTGGGAGACTAGCCTCCTGTGCTGCAAGTGCCATACGCCCAGAGGTATCCCGATAGCCTGCTACAGCCCAGTCACGGGTAATAGGATTGCCTTCGAGTTCTGCCTCAGACTTGATCTGTCCAACCTTGGACGCACCTTGAAGGTATGCTTCCTCTTGAGAGGTCTTAAGTCCGACCTGCATTATATTGCCTGCATCACCAAGAATGGTTTGTAGAACACGGTCACTGTGGGCATTACTATTACTGTTAGTTCCTACATGAGTGGACACATTAGTAGTCTGGGAGAACTGTGGTGCTCGGTACTGCCCATTAGCCTGTGCGTACTGCGTAGTGTCTTGCGGGGTAAGATTGATACCCTCCGACTGCCGTTGTACCATTAGTACCCGCCTCCCTCTTGCATTGGAATATCCCAGTTAGCCGATAGCGATGTGCTAGGGGTTGAGCTACCAAGGCCAAGTTTCATTTTGCTAGACGCATAGCTTGATGCGAAGCTCGAAGCCCCTGCTAGAAGGGCGTTACCCATAATATCAACCTTTGGCCCAGATACTAGGGCGTACGCATCTACACCCCGCTCTTTAGACTGAATGATTGCAGAGCTACCTTCGTATGCAATGCTTTCAATCTGAGTCCTGAAGTTGGCTGCATCCACCTCGTCTTTATTAGACAGGCTGGCCTGTGCCTCACCAATCTTCATTTGAATATCCCCAAGCACAGCATCTACGCTTGAGCCTACTGAACCAGCAGCAGCAGCATTGGCTGTAGCTTTACCAAGGGCGTCACCGCCTCCTTTGGTAATCTCATAGCCTTGCTGTACATTCTGGCGCTTCTGCAAGCCACGCTGGATATTGGCTAAGCCTACTCGGTAGCCTGTTCTAATCGTACTGGCTACGTTAGCCTTGATGATTGCCTCATTGTCTGAGGTGTTCTGCACTGCGGAATTGCGTGTAGCATTAGAGGCGCTGATGCTGGCGTTGGCCTGATTAACCTCATCTGCCGCCTTAGCTGCCTCACCTTGCTTCATTGAGCTAACCATTGTTACGGCTGCGGTTCCTACCATAAACCACGACATATGCGTGTTCCTAATCTACTGCGTATTCCGCAGTTAGTTCTATATCTGAGTAATCCTCCGCTACGACTAGTGCTTCAATCTTGGCGAGGTCCGTTTCTATTGTTGGGTGAAAGGTTGTCCATACAGTATCTTCTAGCGCGTACCCTAATCGCTGAGTCCCTGTACCAGACACAAAGGTGTATGGGGCGACTATCTCAACCACTCCATTTTCCGTTAATACCTTTAGTCTTCCTTTGGAAATAACATTGATATGCTCGGTCCTATGCAGCTTCCCCATAAGAAGAACCCCCTTTGGTATGCTCATTTCTCTGGCATACACACCGGGGGCGAATACATCCTTCACGGGACAGCTTGAGCTAGGAAGGGAGTTCGGATCGGCTAACCACTGGGTTTTAAGGCCCAACATAGCCGCCCGTATATCCTCCTTTGAATGTGCTGCTATCTCATGGAGCATGTACTCTACTAAATCCATTATTTGAACTTACCTTCCATACGTTTAATCTTGATGTTGAATTTAAGAACGTACTCAATGCTAACCACGTTTAGTTCCCCAAGTCCTGATGTATAAGCAACCATAGTTGTACTGGTTACATTAGTCCTACATGGGACGACTGCATGAGATTCGTTGGCATAGGTTGCCCGGCCTAACTCAAGTTCTGAACTAGACCAATACAATGTGCTTGTAGATTCGGCTGTATCATCTGGGCTGGCCGCATCTTTTAGCATTACCTTGTACTCAGCGGAATTGGTTGTGCCAATAACGTACCTAAGCAGTGTTGTCTTTGCCGTACTAATTACAACCTCGTTTGCGTCTTTAACAACAGGCGGGGTAGGGCTAACTGCACTCTGGTACGCAAGGCCCATTGAAACATCCCCGGTACTGTAGGAACGCACCGTCTTTAGATTACTTCCTTGAACAGTGAAACCAACTCGTTCCCCTGCTAGATCACCTGTTCTAACTGTGAGACTTAGCTTGGATGCCACAGCAGGGTCAAAGGTACTGAGCCACGCAGGGATAGGAACTATGTTGCTTGTAATAACACTAGGGCTGTGCATGTCTAGGAATGGCTTGCGGCCATTGGCGAATGTAAGTACACCCACCTTCGGGTCAAGCGCGCATCCCACGATCTGCCCGGAATTAACAAATAGAAGGTAAATCTTCTCATTCGCAAAGTACGCCGATGCGATTGCGTACGGGAAGGTCCAGCGGTGCCATGCACCCTGCACCTTGGTATCCCCGTTCCAGATATATTCATGCACGATTAAGGAACGCTCATCACCACTTGGGGCGAACAGCACAATCCCTGAAGTACTAGAGCTAACGCTAAACCGGCACTTCCCCGCCATATACTTTGGTAGGTGGGCTGTGCTATCGCTACTGATGTACTGTGCATCAACTTGAGTACTAGGCACCATTTCCAGCGCCCCAAAGAAATCTTCAGAGCGTGGTGTGGGGTACATCAAACTTCTACCGCAAGCTACTGGGGCAGAACTCATGTCAGCACTGTATGCGCTAGTTAGAACACACGTTGCGGTACGCGGTGTGATTGCCACATTGCCAGATGGAATAAGCGCCTGATACTTCGCGCTGAATAGCAATAGGTCCTTCTGGAATGGGATAGCGTACTCATATGCTGCGCTTGAATTAGCACTCGATCCAACTGAGATTACATCGCTATCAAGGATACTAGCCACAGTGCTACGATAGAACCTACGTGGCTTGTTTGATGCACTGAGAACTACCTGTGAGCCGGAGAGTAAGGCAAGCCTGCCTTGAAATGCACCCATTCCTGTAATACCGTACTGCACGAAGCGGGGAGTAGGATTGCTCGTATCATCCCCGGCAAGTCTGCCTTCATACGGTGTTGCACCAAGCGTCCATACAGCCCCCGCTTTAGTTAGAGAGACTGGCATGTTCGTAAGTGCCGTAGGTGATACGAAGTCACCGCACTCCAACCACGCAGTTCTAACGCTGTTGTACATGAAGTACTTCGGTGTGGTTACATCCCCAACGCGCACGATCCAACCATTAGCCCCTGCGGGAAGCTGGGCAGGAAGATTCCCCTCGACGGTGAAGTACGAATCCTTAGAGGGTATAACGTACGCCGTCCCTGTGCTGGAATTCACTGTAACTGCACTGGCTGTTCCTGCGGATTGCAGGTACACGTATGCCTCCACCTGTGCAGCACTGAGCATACCTATACTGGCAAGAGTAGCGTTCAGGCTGGCTACAAGCTGGGCAGCAATATAGGTGGGGGTAGTTATAGCGGCATCCCCAACAGCAGCCCCGGTAGGGGTTGTGTAGCTCGCGTTGATGCTCCCTGTGCTGGTGCTAACCGTGACCGTGTACTGCTTGGAGAATGCCCCAGCAGCAATAAAGAACATTCCCCTGTAGGTAGGGGATACGCCTGAACTAGCACCTATAGCAACAGGCACCTTCTCCCTGTTCAAGATGAACAACTCATCCCCTACAGTAGTGGCTCGGATATTCTTACTGTCTGCTGCTATCAGATATGTATTTGAAAGAGTTGCTAGTACAGCATACGCAGTGTCTAGGACAGATACAGTACCTGTGCTGGTGTTGATAATAATGTGCACATTGGTATCTGCAATGTCGGTGTACCACGCCTTGATGTTACCGTAGGTAGCCGCACTAGACGCTAGACTAAACTTGTATTCACAGCCCGGCCTACGTCGCAAGTTAGTTACTACATCAGATAGCATGTTCTCTTGTGCAGAGACTTGTCCCGGCTGGCGTTCCCGTGCGATCTGCTGGGATACCCCTTGTAGCAGAGACTTATAGCTGGATTCAAAGGCCCCCATACTACGCACTCATCGCTGAGCGAAGATGCCGAAACCTATATGACTTTGCTGTACTGTACTTCCTGTTGCGCAGATGTTCAGCTAGTACTTGTGTGTACGCTCCGCCGCTCTTGGTCTGCCATATCTGTACATCGGACGTAAGCCCTAGATCAGTGACATAGGCATTGACGAGGGCGCTGTACCACACATGCTGAGCAACTGACTCAGGCAGGCTATCAAAGGGCACGTACTCCGTGAGCCTACCAACTACAGGCGCTGTCCAGACATAGTTCAAAGTGCTGGGATTAAACAACTGGGAGCCACGTACGGAGGCTTCTACCAGAGTAGGTACAAATGCAAGGGTGTTCTCTCCCAGCGCAATGAAGCCTTCACTGTCTGGGGTTGCTGTGTATGGGTACTCGTTGAACCACCAACCTCTGAGTAGGAATGTACGAAGTTCGTTCTCTACTTCAGGCAGTAGGATAGCCAAGGTGTTGTGTTTGATCGTGAGTGAAGTAACGGGATGCTCGCCCAGTTTGGGGAGCATAAGATTGACTGCGGTGAGTAATTTCAAAGGAACCCCATAGGCAAAAAAAAAGGGAGCCTCACACTGGTTAAGTGGAGACTCCCTAGTTGGTACTACTTAGTCAGTGAACAGCACGGCAACAGCATCGCCACGACGGATACCGACGGTGTACATCGTGTACGAGTCAAGCACGTTGTTGAACTCTTTCTTGTCATCCCAGAAGCTAACGGTCATGCCCTTGGCTTCGACGGTAACGAGGGTCTTCTTCGGATGGAAGATAATCACACGTGCCTTCGCTTCAGCAGCCGACACATTGAACGCAGCACCCAAGAAGTGCGCGGGGATAGCCGCAGTCGGGAAGCGCGGGGTTTCAATAACCCGGCAACCGTTGAGCCACGCAATGCGGCGCATAACCATGTTGTTACCGGCGTCTTGCTGGTAATCCACATTCATGAGCTTCTTGTGGTCGAGCAGGGAATTGAACGTATCCGGTTCAATAAGGGTAACGAACTCCGAGAGGGAGCCGCCAAGGTCACGCTTCACAAACGTAGCAAGCGCCGCCTTGTGCGCCTTCACGATGTAATCGGCCTTGAGTTCAGCATCAGCCTGAGCAGCATAGCCGGTCATCGTGGTACTGATACCATCGAAGAAAGCGCCTGACGCAGCAAGATCAACCGGAGCGACCCATGCACCAGCTTTAATAAGCTGGATGATGTGTGCTTGGTCAAACGCCTTGGCGTGTGCCGTGCCATGCTCGGCAGAGAGTTCCGCTTGGTAGTCCGGGGCCGTCCATTGGTCTTGATAATCCACTGGGCTACGGATGTACGAAGTCGTATCAACCGTGATGAGGAACTTGTCGTTGATCTGACGCGAACCATCGAGCGCATCACCAGACTTCCGGCCCTTAACAGCAACACCGCCGACGCGATCACCACGCCACGTATTGCTTTGCGATTCAACAGACTTGAAGTTAGTCAAGCCACTAGCGCGGAACATTGATTCAACGCGGAACGAACCGTCGATGTCACCTTCGTATGCTTCAAGGTGGATGTCGAGGTCGGCGTTAGCGCCAGCCCAATCAGGGCGAGTTTGTACAGCAGCGTACGGATTCTGAGCCATTTATTACTTTCCTATAGACGAAAAAAAACCCCACTTGCGTGAGGTTCTTGTGGTGCTTCTTTTTGGTTACTGCCCGAGGGTCCTGCCTAGTGCTCTACGTACGAACAACTCGCCGCGTTGCGCTTGGTAATCTCTTGCGTTGGGATTGAGTTTCTGCAACTCAGATTGGAAGTCTGCTTTTGATAGTGCTTGCCCTGCACCCGGTGCGGCGTCAGTACTGAGCAAACCTGCGGGGGTTGGTACATACCCTTGCCCCTTTGCGAACTGCACAACTAGCTTAGCTGCCGCGTTAATCTGAGCATCCTTACCAGAGTTCAACATCTGCTGCACAGCCAGTTTGAACTCAGGGGGAGCACCCTTATTAAACGCAGCGGTGCTTGCATTCCAGTTAGCAGCACCACCAGCCAGAGCGTGCACAGCGTTCTGTGCGGTATCTGCTTGTTGGCTAATAACTCGAACGATACTTTCTGCAAGCCCTGCTAGGCTATCTGCATTGGCCCCTGCCTTCTCTCGGAGGTACGCCATGTCCAGTAGATTCGCATCACCAGACTCTAGCGCCTTCGAGAAGATTCGATCAAAGTCCAGGCCCGCACCAAGAGACTTGAATGCTCCGGCCATGCTACGGATAGTCGGGTCTTCAATAGTACTTGGATCAAGCACATTGAGCGTCCCGGTACTCTGGGTAGGTGCAACAGCAGCAGGAGTACTTGGCAGTGCCGCAGTAAGAGCAGCGACAGCAGCAAGAAGGCTTGCATCCGCACTAGGCGGGACTACCGCAGGAACAGCAGCAAGCGGCGCAACCGCCAGTGGCGGGACTACAAACCCCGGCTTTGCATCAGGGGGCATCGTTGCTGTGATAGGAAGGGCGAACCCATTAGTAGGGAGTTGTTCCGGCATTATTGTGCGCCTTGTTGTAGTTGTTGTAGCTGGTCTGCTTGAGCACTGGCATCCTGTGCTTGAAGTACTTGCTGCTGTCCAGCTTGAACTTGGGCGTTAGCCTCGTTCTCTTTAGCAAGCTGCTGCTCATCTTTGAATAGAATGCTGGTATCTACAGACTGCCCAGCCATAATCATGTCGAAGACCTTAGCAGGATCAATGCGCTTATCAAGCTGAGCAAGAGCCGGGATGATTGCTGCTCCCTCTTGTGTAGCACTCATTAAGTTCTGAACGTCTGCTGCTCGGCCTAGTGCTGGGATACCTGCAATAATTCCGAGAACTACGTCTTCACTAATGATACCTTCAAGAATATCCGGCTTGCTCTCATACAAGAGCACATGGGACAGTGGGACTTGCCAACTCTCTGCTAGGGAACTGTAGTTGCCACCAAGGGTAGTCTCAGCTTCTCTAGCTTGTTGTGCTAGTTCAAACGCAGTAACACGTTCTGCGTTTCTGGTATTGGCCGCATACATAAAGGCAGTACTAAGACGAGAGACTGTCCCGGCAATGATGTTCTCTACCTGTTGAAGTTTTGCGCCATCCCCAGCCTCATATGCAGTTACGGAATCCTTGGTGCCAGCCACGTACTCGCCTGTTTCTGCGTTGGCAATATCGTCAATGTCTGTACCTGACCCAGAACTTACTAGGTTGATTACCCGCATTACCTCTACGGCGTACAGGGCAGAGGCTTCGCTAAGGTCGGAGAGTTTAGCGAACCCGCCTGCGTAGTCTTCCACCATCCCCCGGCCATAATGCTCACCGGGAATCAAGTTCCAAGTAAGTGCTTGCCAAGGGCAAAGATGTTCTGGGTACATCCCCAGAGTTCCTACAGGGGTAATATCTACTTCCTGCGTAACGTGGTACTGCACCTTGCCTCGAACTACTCGTTGAATTCGAGTGTACGTGATTACTTCTTGTTCGGGTCTACTGTACCGTGCGCGATTTGATCGTCGTAGAACTTCCTGCAAGGCTTCCGGCAATGCCTCTACATAAGTGAACTCACGTAGTACACAATCGAGAAGTACCCCTTGACCGTCGCGCCTCGTTGCATAGGACTGCAAGCCATACGTAACAGAACGGTGCTTCTCTGTGTCCCGATACACCAGCGCATTACCAGTTACGATAAGGTGCTTCAGTGCTAGGATGAGTTGATTCAGTGAGGCGTTCTGGAATAGCTGAGCACACGCATCTGTCTCCATGCGGGAGAGTCCTGCAATCAGCTTATCCTTGGTAGCGCCATGATCTAGCGTTCGCTTCAGTAGATCAGCACTAGGCTTAATCTTGAAGAACGGCCTTGAGCTTGGGAACAGGATTCCCGATAACTTAGCGGATAAGGAGTTAGTGAGTAGAGCGCCAATCTCCTGATAGTCCCGTTCTAGTACTGCTCGGCCTGAACGGTTCTGCATGTCCGCCATAAGCGCGGGGAGGGTCCAGTGCGCGTACTGCACAGCCTTTCGGACAATCTCAGAATCGCGCAACTTTTCAAATAGTGCTTGATGCGAGATTTTAGTACTCATCCCACCCTTTAAGTATTGATGCCCAGTTGAGAGCTAAGGCTCATGGCCTTCTTCTTCTTGAGAAGGTCTGCTGCATTAGCTGCGTCAAGGGTATCTGCTGTACCACCTGAGACTACAGTACCTACATTCTCTTGCTTTAGGTCTGTAGCGAAGTTTGTCTTCATGTTCTGGGTTGCTTGCTCTGCTGCTGCTCTTGATTGCTCAGCCCGTGCTTGAGCAGCGGAAGACTCTGCAACAGCGTTACTTGCTGCGGCGCTAGCGGCACTCGCTGCATCACTAGCGGAGTTATCCGGTTTGTCTTTTAGTATCAAACCCAATGGATCAAATAGTTTCTTGCTCATAGCACTCTCTTGTAGACTGTCTCATACCTCCAATCACCTAGACGATGAGTGTATGCGAGTACAGCGCAGTTATATTCTTTGGTTAGTTCGATAGCTCTAACCATCATCATTCTAGATACACCAGCATTCCTGTACTCTGGAAGTACGTATTGAAACGCTACAGTCATGCAGCGACCTACGTGTGGGTCAGCGTTGTCTATTACTAAGTAGAGTCCCCCTAATAGCTCAGAGCCATTAGTAACTCCTAGCATGATCTTAGGAAGCTCTTGCAACCTAGATACAGTCAGTCCTACCCATTCAGCTTTTGGAGTACACTGCAATTCTATGCACTCATCCCAGCCAGTACAGAATGCTTTCCAGAATAGTTCTGGATCACCTATATCTCTGTTTAGCTCTATGAGTTGCACTACCTAACCCTGTCCTTAATGAAGTACACAACACTACGCTTACCTGCGTTGTGTCTGAGTTCTTCATTGGTTGTACTAGGAGTACCTACAACTTCACTAAACACTTTATTCAAGTATTCGTATTGTTCTCGTGAGAAGTAAATCTTTGGTTCTTCAACTTTAGTCATGATCTGTCCTCTGCTTTGCAGTAACTCAGCTTTGCATTTCCTTGCAGTCATGCTGTCGCTTCGCTTTGAGGCCGCCGAGCCGTTGCCTAATAAATGAGCAAAGCGCGCCGTTAGTCCTCTAAGTGTCGCTATTAGGTGTAGGGTGTCGCTCTATTGACGTTATGTTTCAATGCGTGTATCCTATGGATTTACAGGAGGTTATATGCCACGTGAAGACAGCCCCACCTCAACCGAGATTAAGGTAGAGCGCCTAGCAGCAAGTCTTACCCAAGCAGAAGCGGCTGCGCTTGTGCATACTACGGGTAGAGTTTGGCAACAATGGGAGTCCGGGGTGCGTAGGATGCACCCTGCGTTTTGGGAACTCTTTCGAGTTAAGACTAGCTGAAGAAGAACTCCGAGTCTCTAACGCATTCCACATCTAGCTCTCCACGCATAGGCACTTCCCCAGCGCCGTGTACGTCCCACAGGAATTCCCCAAGGATGTTACGGTCCTTGTACAACTCAATGAACGCAGCGCGGGTTAGTACATGCAGCGTATCCACATCACAAGGATGCGTACCAAAGGAGTCATGAATACCTACCATGCTCAGTCTTACTTCTTTCATCTTCAATGCAGTCATGGTGATATGGGCCGCATCTAGGGAGTGCACGAAGTTAGGCGCTATAGCATTCTGCATACGGATAGGCTTGGTGCTGTCGTTCCTAGTTTTAACAATTGCCTTGGAGATACCACAGGAGCGAATATCTACTCGCTTCTCATCGTAGTCTTGGTAGTCATGCTGCACGAGAAACCCTGTTGGCGTGCGCCACTCCATACGAACGCCTCTGGGTTGTGCCTTTGCAATACTGCGTAACCAGTTCATTGCGTACTCAGCAGCGGGAACAGTTCTAGCAATACCATCAAACAGTTTCATGGCGCAGTACTGACTGTACTTGTATGACGCCTGTTCTTCCGGCCAACTTAACCCCAGTTCATCTTCAACATACACTCGAACGAAGTCACACGTTCCTCGTAGGGTGGCCCCATACACGTAGGTCATAACTGGCTTCTTAGCCATGCCCCGAGGAATGCCTACACTAAGCCACCACATCGCCATATTGCGCACTGCAACCTCTGCGCTCTCGGTATCCCGCTGCATGGCTTGCAGTGCCATTGTGCTTACCCGGCTATAGATGTCTTGCTTAGGACCACACTGCATGTCATCACTTAGGTTTACGTACTGCCCACCAATAGGATCGCGTAACAGAGCGCTAAAATGTTGAAGCCCAGAGCAAGTAGCATCCATGTGTACAACAATGCCAGTACAGTATCCCTGTGGGTTTCCACTTCGGTAGGCTTCTCTAAGCTCCCACGCTGCACTGTACATACACCACGGAGCATCTGTACCCCACACATCCAAGTGGTTTTCAGGATCATCTAGTGCCCTTTCAATATCTGCCCAGTGCTTATCAGTCCATGCTGCTCGGTCAATGAATCGTTCTTTATCAAACCCGAAAGAGTTCGCAATGTGTACCTTCAACCAGAACAGCCCACGCACACCAAGGGGCTTCTTGTCTGCGAAGTGCAGGGCAGACTTAGCTAGGTCAGAGCCTTGGGGATTCGGGGTGCCTCGGTAGTACCAGCGGCCCCGTGTATCCATATACACGGGGAACCAGATAGGGTGCTCTGCATGTACCGCGCCTACTTTGATATGCCCCGCAACCTCCCGTACATGCCCCTTCCACGTGCCTAACTCGGTATAGAACTCCACAGCCTTGCGCTTCCACCGACTGAATAGAACTAATTCCTCCGGTGTGCCTGTGCTCTTGTCCCATTCAGGGGGCAACGGGCAGACAGGCTTTGTGGGGGCTTTCTTGGTAGGTACGCCAAGCACACCCCCGCCGATGTCCCAGATACGCCGGATGGTATTAACCGTGGGCATGTGCAGCATGAACTTCTGCGACTGTAAGTAATTCCCCGCATTAAACACAGCAGGCATTTTCTCTGCTGTGAACTCATCCCGGATATGCTGCCGTTCGCTATTGCGGATACGCGCCATACTCATCAGGGGGCTGTGCAGCTTACGGCGTGCAGTCAAGTACCCACCATCTGCTAGGGTGCTCCAATCATCGGGGGCGCATAGCATGGCACCTGCCTCTTTATCCATGATTGCTCTAACGTCTGCATCGGTGTAGTCGTTAAGGAACTCTTGAATCTCTGGGGCTAGGTTGAACATAACTGAGGTGCTAAGTTTATTAACAGTTCGGTGGCTAATTACAAGCCCTGCATCCATACATGCTTGAACTCCGTACTTTCCGAGTTGCACGTACTCTGCTTGATTCAACGAGGAATCTAGTTCCCCCTTCATAATGTTCTCATACGCGGTGTTGTACACTCGGCGTATGTGTGTCTGATCTGTAGTGCAGCGATCCTTGATTTGCTCATGTACCTTCTTCATGTACATCGGATTAACGCTCTCTGCCTCTTTGATCTTTACTTCGAGTTCCCATAGCCTGCCGATGGTGCTGGCTAATGTTTGGATATTAACCCCATCACCAGAACGGGATAGGATTGCAATACATTCCCGCAGGGCTATTACTGCGGCTAGGGTAGTGGGGATCGCTCTAAGCCAGTTCTTTAGTTTGCCACCTGTGCCTCTGGTCTTAATAGCCATTTCTGCTTCTAGTGCGTCTTGCACCATTACATAAGTGTTCGCTATCAGTCGGCTTGCTTTGGGTAGGTCTAGGTTGCCTTCTGCTGCACCTTTTCGCAACTCATCTAATCGCTTTGCTGCTGCTACCACATCATTTGATTCTTCGTACAAGTGCTGCTTATCCCGATCCCCGGTCATGCTATCCTTTAGCCGTTAGGACTACGTTACCGCTGTTCACATCGAATCTGGCGGTCAGCACATTAGCGCTCAAAGTAATGCCTTCCGGGGTCGTGAACTTAATCACAACCGGGAAGGCACCTTTACACTGAAGCTGTGCTCTTTGTATTTCTTCTAGTATTCTGTTTAGGGGTAAGTATTTCTTTGCTGTCACAACATGATGCCGTACGTTCGGAGTACGTCCATTTGCAGAGATTGCCCTTGTTCTGTATCGACAGCTTGGAACTCGCGTAACAACATTCGGGCTACACTCTGATTCCCTGTTTCCATAGCAGCCATAACGGACTGCTTAACTTGCGTTTGCATTAGTCTTTTCCCAATCAATTAACAGGTCAATAGTTTGCTTCGCCTTCTCAAGATCAGGGATGCCCCCTTTATCACGGAAGCGCGCCACGTACTTAATAATGGTGTGTTGCATCGGGTCCAGCTTATTAGCCATGCTGAACTGAAAAGGTTGAATCCGCATCTTGGTATAATGCGTACCTCCCACCTGTGTATCCCAGATATTAACCTTCGGGTCTGGTTGGCTATACGGGTGTGGGGTAAGAGGGCCACCATCGCGGGAACACTCGTGCATGCTGAAACCCCGCTGCACCGTATGTACTACAGCAGGGAGCACCACATGGTCCCGCTCCTGTATGTACACGAACCCTTGGGTTGGGTTGAATAACTCCCACTCTCCGTGTGTTGGGTGCTGCACCGCGTAGAACACATTGCAGGCTCGGTCTTTATCCATTGCTGAGTAGTACCGCTTCACAGTTGTTTGATCCATCGTCCCTCGGTATCAAGAATCATGGGGATTGCCATAGGTCGGCCATTTAGGATGACCATGCAACCAATGATAGGTTTCTTTACAGAGTGCTTTCCGTATGCAAAGGCCAGTGCATCCTTATCGATCAAGCATCCAGCGTACGCCCCATAATACAAATGGCTAGAACTAGCGCAGTACTCCACAGAGAAATTACCGTGATTGTGCCCCACCACCAGATTGCAAGAATTGTGTGCAGCATCCGCAAGGATTCCAGTAGTTTGATGTTTGAACAGCACTTCACCAAGCGGGGTATTAACACGCCAAGAGAACGCCCATGACCAGCCTGAACTGTCTGTACCAGGAAGAACAATCTCGCGGTACTTACGAATCATTTGCACCGGGATACCGTGCGCCTTCGCACGGCGATACACCATGCTTCCGTGGTTGCTGTGGCAGACTAGAAGGTTTGAGTACTCCGCGTGCAGCCTCTTCAAGAACTTCTTACCCTTCTCAAGCTCAGCACCAGCACTATCGAGATTGGGGTCTGAGTCATGGAACGATAGCCCGTGGTAGTCGAGTTCATCACCGAGGGATACCACGAGGTCAGGCTTGAACGCCTTCTTGACTGCGTGCAGGAACGGGAGCGTATCCGCATGGTGATACGGTGCGTGCATGTCTGGGATAACGAGGATGCTTGAGGCGCATTCAGGAATGAATGAGGTATCGCCAATATCATCATCAGGTTGGGGCTTGATAAGCACCCGTGTCTGCTTCAAGATATTATCGGTAGTGCTGAGCTTGCCTGCGTTCTCGATGAATATCTTGCGCCAGTACGCGACTAGCTGGGGAGTTACTGTACTACCCGATGCTCCGAAGTACGCATCGGCTGCTGCTTTGTTCGTGGGGTTTTGCTCAAGGATTTCGATGTGCTGTTCTTTCGTGTACAGCCGCATCATTGATCCGCGCATACTACCTCCGCTGTAATGAATGGGAGGTGCATCGCTAGGGATTTCTCTACGCCTTGCCGCAGTACTTCATGGCAGGCGTCTTCCTCAATATCAATGAGGGTAACTACGAACTCAACTCGCGCCATTAATGGCCTCGAATCTTATCGGCAAGGCGAAGGAAATCAACCTTGGACATAACTACTACTGCCTCATCGTCACCCGTGTTATTGCCTTCTTGGGTGAGCAGGATATGAGGGGTTGCACCATCAAACTGGTAGCACACCGAGGTACTAAATCCCCGATCATGCCATACACACTCTAACTGCTCAATACATGTGCTATCTAACTTTTGGGTCAATGTACTGTCCTTTGTCGAAGTACTAGCTTGGCTTTAATCTCTGCTCGGCGTGTCCTTGCCTTAGCATTAACTGCGTCCTTCTTTTCGTCCGCTGTCTTGTGCATAGCGTACTGGAAACCTGTTCCCGGCTGCTTGTAGTACTCAAGCATTCCCTCTAACCACGCGATAATCTTGGGGTACTCCATGCTCTTAGCGCCCCATCTTCCTGCGGCACTATCTACCTTCCCCAATGCCGCATTGCATGAGCGATGCAGCACACCACGAATCTCTCCGGTAGTGTGGTTATGGTCTTGAACGCCTTCCCCCTTCACCCGCATATCTACATGCGCCTTACACACTGGGCAAATACCTCCTTGTGCTTGAAGTTGGCGAAGGCTCCAACTCCGCATCTGGCTTCGAGGTACAATACGTAATGGTTTAGTTTCGCTGCTCACCTTGTATGATTCTCCATAGTTGTGACGTACCTACACCGTAGCGCCTAGATAGGGCTGGGAGTCCTGTGCTTCTGCTTGATTTAATGTAGATGCGGCGTATCTCTTGAACTTCACTATCGGTCAGGATTGCCCTGCCGTTAGTCTCTCCGAAGTTCCGAGTGTCGCCTTCGCGGTGCCTATCCCGCATGTCCTGCATGTTATCTACGTAGGTGCCGCCTAGTAGATGCTCTGGATTGATGCAGCGGGGATTGTCGCAAGTGTGCCGAACTACTTCGGGCCATTCACCAGTACGTTCATAGTGAATCTTGCGGTGCTTCGTTGTTGTGCTTCTAATGCCATTCCGAGTTACCCAAGAAGTTGCATACCCAAGGCCCATTCCCTTGCAGCCGTGATCTATACAACTACTGAGTAAACCATTCCCTTGTGGCGCATTCATTTACAAATGCGCGATTCTCGTTTGATAGTTCAATCTCCTGTAGGTAATTCCAGAACGTGTCACCGTTCCATCTGAGCAACCACAAAAGCCAGCCCTCGGACAGAGGGTTTTGGGATATTGCTCGGTATGAGTTCAGGACCGTATTTGCGGCCTCGTTGATCGAACCAATATCCTTGAGCGTTTCGTACGTACCGCAAGCCCCGCATTTCTTCCCGTTGTGCTCTAGCAGCCCTTGCACGTTGTCCGCTGTGTCGCCCATCATCATCTGTGCCCAGAAGAACAATGGGCCTTGGCCTATCAACTTCGGAGTACCGCTCTCGGTGTGCATAAGTGCTAGATTGCCCATCGTCGCAGAGGGCAGTATCATTCCGCTTGCTTTGCACCAGTACGGGTACGGCGTCATGCGTAGGTCTTTGTCGTCGGACCATATCAAACCATCCTCTTTGAGTTGATAAGCATCTTGGATCATCCCATCATCGGCTTCTAGTACATGGTGCATCAGTACGTAGTCAAACTCAGGGAGCCAGTTCTCACGGTTGGTCATTGCTTGGCGCAAGGGTTCGAGCAAGCTAGGCTTCTGCTTGTTCGTTCTGTTCCCTTGGTACGGCTTGACTGCCTTGATACGGAACCTGCCTGCCTTATCCGAACCTGATGCAGTTAGGTGAATGCGTACTGTGCTGCTCTGCGTTAGGAACAACTCTGTAAGCATCGCCTGCTGGAACCGCCTAATGGCAGTATCCAGTCGTTTCACAGTAGCAGCTACACGATAGGCGGGACCATCGCCATCAAGGATGAGAGTTCTACCAGCCACACACCCAGCGAATTGAGCCGGGAGTACAGAGGTATCAACTCCCTTGACAATCATTACTGCACCATCGCCGGTTGCTGGAACGTGGGCAGACTGGGCATCATCGGCATGGCAGGCGGTGCCACGCTAATACGGGATGTCACCGCTGGCATCACAGGCAATGCAGGTACTCCAACTGAAGCCGGGGCCAGAATGACAGGGGGAGCCACAGGCACAGGTGCCGGGGCCACCGCTTGAACCAAAGGGACCGCAGCAGCCACCGCCGGGGCAACAGGAGCAGCAGGGGTTGCAGGAAGGGCAGGTGCCACGACAGCGGCTTTCGGTGCAGCCACGGGGATTGCTGCGCCTGCGGTACGGAGAAGCGCCTCAAGCGGGGAGCCTGAGAAGTTCGTAGCACCAGCAAGGGTTTCCTGCATGAAGTTCTTCGAGCGGCCATCATCCCATGCGCCCTCAATGAACATGCTGTTCCAAGCCTCAAGGGTAGGATAGTCCCACAGGAACAGTTGCAGGTCTTCGTCGCGTGCCTCGGCAATGGCATACGGCATCTTCGTAACCGGATCAAGCGGGGGCAGGAAGCCCTTCAGGTTGATGCGGGATACCAGCGCCTTGTCTGCCTTGCTCTTAGGCTCATGCACGATGTTCACAAGGAAGCCCTCACCGAGCAACTGTGCGAAGTGAGTAGCCGTGCCTTTCCAATTCAGTGCCTTGAACAGAAGGTATGCCTTCGCCTTCTCGTTCCGGTCAAGACTGAACGCATACGGGTAGATGAGGTACGGGGAGCCATCCTCATTAGTATACCCTTCCCCGGTTAGAGCGAAGCCAATCTGCGCTTGCGGTTTCGGGTCTTTAGCTACACCGTTGAAGGACTGCGGCTGGTTCCCCTGCTCAACATACGAGACAAGCCGACCGAAGGCATAGCCAGCGGGGAGCAATCGCCCACCGCCGCCGCCCTTCTGTGCCTCGGTCATGTTTGCACCAGTCGAAGCGGCCAGTGCGATTGCTGCTTGCATTTCAGTAAGTTTGCTCATTCTCATTTCTCCAGTTTGATTGCTAACAATTCGAGCTTGTCGTGTAGGCGGTACAACTTCCTAAGCAGCCAGTGCAATAGCAGGCGCATACACCCACTTCTCTTTCGTATACATTGAGTCTCCGTGCTCTACTTCGCAGGGGAATGGGACTCCAAGATCATACCCAAGCGTCTTGAAGTACTCAGGTAGCGATTCCATGATGTGCTTTACTGTGAAGCAGACTTCATCTAGTACTGACTTGTGGCAATCAAAGTACAAAGCGTCATGGACTTGGTTGATAACGAAGCATTTTCCGTCGTACAAGTTCTTAGATATGAGCCAGCGAATTACAAGGCCAGCCACGCCCTGTACGAAATACCCAGATTCTCCTTGGATCGGGTAGTTCCTGATCTGCGTCGGCTTAAACTCGTAACCTTCAACTTTCTGTCCGTTGATCCATCTGGTCTTATTGAACTGTCGGAACTCATAGCACGTTCCACCGGGAGATTGCCACATCCCTCTACGGTACAAGTGCCACGTTCCATCCTCACCTTGCTCTCGGCAAACAGTTGTGTGAGCCTCAACGTAAGGGGTGATAACGTCGTCATAGAATCCTTCCACACCGGGGAACAGCGCCTTCTCTGCATCAATAAACGCTTGGGCAGACTCCACAGTACAGCCGGTAGCAAAAGCAATACCAGCAGCAGTAGCACCGTACTGGTAAGCAAAGGCTTTAGGCTTGATGTTCGTGCGAAGCGTCTTGTACTTCGCGTGCTCTGGGTGTGCCTCGTTCTTGCACTTATCAAGTACGGATTCGTAAGTCTCTCCTAGTTCTTGTGAGAGGCGCATACAGTGCATGTCTGTACCATCAAGCAGTGCCTTAACAAGATTCGTGTCCTTGCTGAACGCTGCTAGGGTAACGACTTCAAGCGCCGAGTAATCCGCCTCAATGATCTGGCCTTCGTCACCAAAGCGAGACACAAACATCTTCTTAACCTCGGAGGTATCACCACGCGGAATGTTCTGCATGTTCGGCCGGTTAGAACTCAATCTACTCGTTACCGTACTGGTGCAGTTCAATTGGTGATACACGATGTTTTCAGGGGTAAGGTACTGCAACATACCGGATTGCTTTGTTACGTTGCCTTCCTCGTCCTTGACTTCACGCAGGTAGTACGTTCCCACATCCTTGTCGAGCTTAGCGTACTCAAGCATGGTCACAAGCATGGCCTGTACATCCTCGGGGAACTCAGGCCGCTTGCTCAGCATTTCAATGCAGTCTTTGCCTGAGCTATACACCGGGGAGTTATCTGCGAGAACTCGCTTCCCTGCGAACTCTCGCTTGAAATCCTTGTAGATGTCTTGTGGTAGAGCTTCCAGTGGGACCACGCCAACGCAGTCATGCACGCGGTCATACCAGCGTTGCTTAGGAGTGCTTACCTCTACCTTGAAGATGCGGGGTTGTCCTTTGAGCTTACCTGCTGTTGCTCGGGATACTGCACCATGAGCGGCGGTGGCCTGTTCAAATTGCTCAGCACTAATGCCAGCATCGTCTTCCGGTAGCATGACGTACTGCTCACCAAACCTGTAGCAATCGGCTTTCTCATACTTAGGAGTCCCATCCTCATTAAACCAAGTATCTTTGATGCGATACTTAATAGGTCCACCGAACAGCCACGCACTCACATGGTAATCAGACGAGTCCTTGAACTGCACGTACTCTGGGATGTGCTTGCGGTACTGGTTGAATCCAGCAAGAAGTTCTTCTAGGCGTTTGCTCTGCACCTCAAGTTGAGAGAACGCCACTTCTCGATCCACGTACAGGCCAGCATCCATTGCGAAGCAGTTACACAGCATACCTTCCATGCGGACCAGCGCCATGTCCCACATACCCCGCGCCACCAGTGCGGCGTACTGCCCGTAGAACACCTTACGGGTATTCTCGATGTCACCTTCAGGACCACACAAGTACTCAAGCAGAAGCTGCTTATCAATATCCGCAGTGAGCACGCCTTGCTCCCACAGAATCTTGATCCCGTCTACCTTATGAGTCCCGCCGTAGTTCGGTGCAGTCTCGTCTAGGCTAGGGTAGGTGTTCTGCTGGTTAGATAGCAGGTATTCCGCATATGCTGTGCAAAAGACTCTGCCGCCTCTTGCGAGGAAGCGGATGATTTCTGGTCGCTGTTGGAATAGGCACCAGTCGAGGTCATACGGCGCGTTGTGAGCAACCAGCAGGGAAACATCATCTGGAATGACAAGCCAGTTAAGTGTGTCTTCTTTGCAGGTATAGTACTCATGCGTGATTTCTCCGTCGAATGGATTAACGTCGATAGCCTGACCGACTGCAACAACATAGTTATCTGGGTGTCTAGGTGAGGCAATGGCACCAAAGAACTTATTATTTTGCGTTTCAAGATCGAAGATCATGATGCTCATGCGTTACTCCCTAATGCGATGAAAGGTTGGGTGCCTATACCCACCTTTCCTATCACGCTCCATGAAAAAGAATTCGCAGCGTTGGCCTATGTACTTCGCCGGGTTCTCCCATATATCAACTCCGAGCGCATGTGCGATTCCATGCGGCGCAGCTTCCGATCCATCATCCATAACAAGTTGGACAGAGCCAGCACGACCGAGAGGTACGCCCTCAATCGAGATTGCCTCATAGACTTCAGTGATCGTTCCATCTGCGTCATCCTCCGGTTTATACTTGAGCCACGCATCTGTACGCTTACCGCGTTGGTAGGTACCAGTGCTACTCTTAATCATCAAGCCTTCAAGGCCAGCTTCTCTAGCAGAACAGAAGGCAGCATCTACTTCCGCCTCGTTATTGCAGATACTCCCCGGTGCATAACTCAATCCGCCTAGCTCCGCTACTGCAATGATCTTCGCCTTACGGGTCTTGTACTGCTCGGTGTTCTCAGGCAGATCGAACAGGATGAACTTAGTAGGCACACCAATAAGGTCAGGTGGAAAGTTCGTTGTACTGCGCACCCAGCGGTATGAGTCATTGAAGTTACTGTTGACTTCAAAGCCACAGTCGAACTCGTGGTAGCCAGTTTGAGTTGAGAGTACAGAGAAGATGTGCGCGAAGCCTTCCATGTTCGCTAGGGGTTTTCCGGAGTAGCTAAGGAATTCCACATAGGTAGCGCCCACTAGAACATGACACCGAATCTCGTCATACTTAGGCTCAGCTAGAACGGGGTACGTAACAACAGGTTCTCCGGTGCGGGTCTTTGCATCCTTGCGTTCATGCCAAACCTTTCCCTTAAGCAACTCAGGCAATACGTTCTCCTTGGTTATGTTTGCACCCAGCACAACGCGGGTCAGGCGTTGTCTTGCTGTAGTGGCACTCGGTACTCATGGTGAATGGTATGAACCTATCGGCCAGCCGGTAGCGTTCTAGCTGGTCGTACACGCGAACCTGTACGAAGTACCCCTTGCGAAGTTCTCTGTCTCTACATCCATAGGGTTTCAATGGATAGTGGGCAGGGCAGGTTGCTCGGCAGTAACACCAGTTGCCCAAGTGTTTACCTTGCCGTCGAAGTAGCACTCGAACTGGTTATAACTATCCATACCTGAACGGGCTAACTTATTCTTCGGGGTGCTGATACCGCGAAGGGTATGTTGCATGGGGTTCTGCAAGGCACCCATCATCAGGATCATATCGAGAGTTGTCTGTATACCAGTCTTCGAGTTTTGCAGGGCAGTAACGGGAGGGAACAGCATGTTCGTGCCTTCTACCGAGACTTGCACAGTTCCCATATGTGCGAAATTGTAAATAACCGCCAGTTCCCTGAAGTCGTTCCACACTTCCTCTAGTTGGTTAATATCATTCGCACCACCAGACTTATTCGATGTTGCTCGAATACGCCCGGTCATGTCCGTGATTACTAGGTGGGGTTTCTCTGCTTCGATGATGTTGCTAACCTGCGCCACACTCTTGCCGTGGATGTTCATTGCCTTGATGCCATCCCTAGCGCCTACTACAGCACAATACGCTTCTTCAAGTTCAGCGTTAGAGCGCGCAAGCATTCCCTCACGCGTTTGCTGTAGGACTGTTTGATACAGTCGGCGCTGGATGTTGTCTTCTGTTCCTTCATTAACGAGATACAGTACTCTATCGTTGGGGTATAGAGTCTTTGCCTGCTCTTGAAACTTAACAGCCAAGGTGCATAACAATGAACTCTTACCTTTATCGGTAGGAGCAACCACTGCCACGTTGTTTCCTCTGTGAAGTCCCTTGAGATTACTTTGGAGTTGCGGAAACGCATTCCACTGTAGTCCACCATCGTCTGAATCCTCCGATAACAACTCATGGATTGAGCGATGCGCCCAGTTAGGTCGGTTCCCATCAACCATCGAACGGCGGGTACTAGCTGCCAACATCTGCAACTCATACGCGAGGGCTACCTCATCGCCGTTGTTGTACTTCGATATTACTGCTCCCGCTTTCCCGGCAAGATCAAGTTCATGTAGTTGTCCAACAATCCCTCGGATCGCAGATTCATCAATCGGGCTACGAAGTAGGTTGCATAGATGAAGCATGACGCCAACGGAATCTGCACTAGCAGTACCGCTACGAAGTCGAACAAGGCTGATGAGTTCATCAACATCTACAGTCTCTCTTTCTGGGAAGGCGCTGAAATATACTTCGTACCACAGCAGCATGGCGTTTGTGTCCGGTGTAACCATCCCCGCAGGGACCGCATACCGGAGCGCCTTATACCTATGCTTGTTACTCAGTGCTCCGAGTATGAGTAGGTCCATTAGTGCAGAGTGGGGAGGCTTGGGATGGTCGGTGCAACGAATGCTGGATACTTAAGGACAGCAGCTACATCCTCGACTACAACAGTGGTGGCTTCTACTACTGGGTCTTCTGCTGCCTTCTCAGGTTCTGGCATGAACTCATACCGCACTCCGGCATCCTCCATGCTGATCTGCAATGGCTGTCCCAGCGTGTAAGTGCCATCCCGCATGCGCTGGTTCAATTCCTTGGCGATAGGTGCAATCTCTCGTGAAGCCAACTCGGTAATACACAGCACATCAAGAGTACGAATATCAACGATGTCGTACGTTGGTCCCTTAACAGTGCTGCCGCCGTTAATCATGTAGCCAATGGGGTAACAGTCTTGGTCGTACTGCTCAGCATTACTATTCATTAGGTGTTCCTTGTAGAATTAGACTTCGGATTGCTGCTGCTGAAAGGTCTTTCGGGTCATGCCCTAGTGGTGCACATACATTGACTGCGGGAGTCCCTAGCCCCCTCAAACGTGTTACGCCTGTATCAGCGCCTCGGTGTCCAGCGTCATCACCATCGAACATGAAGTACACTAGGTTGTGGTTCAGCAACTTCATTACAATGCTGTCTTTGATGCCTGTACCTAGAGCACACATCACGTTGTAGTTAGGCTTCGCCCAGATAACTTTGAAGTACGAGAACACATCCTCTACTACAACAGTCCTAGCAGCGTACTGATTCCAGTACAGGTACTTCGTGTCTCGGGTATAGGTAAGCCACTTCTCTAGTGCGTTACCTGTTACATCACGACCTAGCCAGCCCTCGTTCACCTGAATAAGAATTCGTTTGCGAGTACAGGAGTACCAGAGCGGAGGGAGCATTACTGCATCCATGCCCTTGCTGGCTAGGAATACTGAGAGAACATGCAGGGTAGGCTCATCCAACATGCTGAATGGAACGAGGTCGCAGGGAAGGCTCAGGTTCGATTTCTTTGCCTCGGGTGAGGCTACCCCAAGGCGAACATGCTCCTTGTGCAGCACAGCCCCTTGCTTGCAATGCTGGCAGTACGCCCACCACCTATCAGGGAGATTCCCGACTACGAGATTAGGGCGCTTCTCCCTGCCGTGGTACAGTCTGTCCTGTCGCCCTATCGGGAGAGCCTTCGCCTTTCTGAGCCAGTCTTCTTCTGGCAGCATCGTGTTCTCCCTAAAGTTTGACCGTGAAGATTTTGTACGGTACTATGCGTTTCGCTGCACTTTCCGAGACATTTCACGGATGGTACATGCAATAGAATCAAGCACTTAGGTATAGACTCCTAAGCCTTCTAAGCCGGCGGTTATGAGTTCGAGTCTCGTCGGGCGCACCCAGTAGTACCAAGGCTTCCAGCCAATCCGCTTTACTCCCAACCATCTGCAACGTGAATAGAACGTGAATCCGATGTATCGATCTGATGCACGGTGCCACGTTCTAGCACTCTGTCTATCACTGCGCTATGCGGTCGGAGGTGTTCCGTGTCTAGGTGGGTGTATGTACTACGCATATCCTTTTCGGCCCAGCCACACAACTGATCGATCACCATTTCACTAGCGCCGTTCTGTCCAAGCCACGATGCGAACGTGTGCCTCAAACCGTGCCAAGTGAAGCCCTCCCATTTCGTATGCTCTTTCTGATCCTCACCAAGCCACCGGGAACGCTCACCAAGGCCCGAACGCTCAAGCGCCCTATACCACGCATCACCGTAGTCCAAGAGAGGCTTACCGTCGTACAGGAACACTCTCTTGGGCGGTCGCTTCTTCTGCGCCTCGGTGAAGTCCGCACGGATCGCCTTGAGTACGCCCATAGCTGTGTTGTTCAAGGGGATAACTACACCCCGCTTTAGGGCATTGCCTACAGTAGTCAGCGTGCGCAGGTGCGGGTCTATCTGACCCCACTCAAGGCCGAAGACCTTTGCATCGCGGAGGCCAGTGCTAAGAGCAAAGGTTGCGGGAGCGAGTAGGTGCGGCGGGAGTTCCTTTGCGAGTACAAGCCATTCGTGTACTCGGAGGTACGCTCTCTTGTGCTCAGGTTCAGGGTAACGCCGCATCTTAGGGGAGGACTCGATCCACGCCCATTCCCTACACGCTGCATTAAGGACCGCAGCAACAACGATGGCGTACTTGTTCGCCGTGGTGTTTGCTGAGCTTGCCAAGGTGGTGATAGGTCGGTGCAAGCGCAGCGTGCTATCAATAAGATCACGGCTAATTTTGGTGATGTCATGAATCTCGCCTAGATAGGGATGCCACCACATAATGCGCTGTTTGATTGTCTCGAAACTTGCCTTGTGTGCTCGCTCATCCATGTACTTACATGCTGCCTCTACCCATGTCTTAGGGGGCTTGATGTCCATCTTAGTATCAAGCCACTCCCTATGATTTAGCCTTGCTTCAAGAGCTTTGGCGTCTTCGTAGTTTTCAGTCCCAGATGATTGGCGTACCTTTGATACGATGATCCACCACGATTTAGAATCGGGTCTTCGATAGGGCATGGCTTAGCCTCCATTGTGTAACCCTCCCGCACGAACTGGATAAGGTCTTTCTTGATGAAGTAATACCTACCCCCTATGAACCTGCAAGGTATTTCTTTGGCCTTAGCCAAGCGACGTAACTTATCGTCGCCCATAGGGAGTACATCAAGGGCTTGAATTAGGGTAAGAATTTCCTCGTCATTGTGCATGTAATCCTTATTTGTGTCGGCTGTTGAACGAGATAATCGCGCCTACTATTATCCCGATGAAGATGAGTTCCCACGCTGAGCTAACATCCATTATCTTTCCTAAGTTATACGCAAAAGGGAGCACACCTTACCGCATGTACTCCCTTTAACCTAGAACTTAACTAGGATTACGCAGCCGGTGCGGCCTCGTCGGTAATAACCGACTGAATGCCACCAGCGCCAACAACAGCGATGTCAGCATCAAAGCCGACGCCATGCGTAACCTTGTACTGCACGCCGCCATCTTCATCTTCGGCACGGATGCCAATGATCGTACCTTCAACGATGCGGGTAGTATCCTTGTCAGCGAACTTACGACCGAGCTTGATCGTGACCTTCGAGCCGATAGCCAGATTCTTCAAGGCGTCAGCGTTGTTCAGTTCGTTCGCAATCTCTTGGTACTCCTTCGTATCCGACTCAATACGGGTCTTCAAGAGTTCAATGCGCTTGAGCAACTTCTCGGTACGGGTGAGCTTCGGAGCAGCCGGTGCAACAACAACGACTTCAGCAGCGTTAACTTCGACTTGGGCTTCAACAGTTTTCTTGGCGTTCATAGTGGTATTACCTTTATATTGGGGTTCTCGCCTCTACGGTATTGAGAGTGCGAGGTGCTACGGATTGAAAGTACTACTTGAAACAGTTACGCAGGGATGAGTTCCTGCACTTCATTTGAAAGTACAGCGGCTACGCCCGGTCCTCGGTCTTTGAGTTGCACCGGAGAGAACGTACCGCCAAGTTTAGATTCTTCAAGCAGAGTAACAACACTCTGCCGGATATGCTTACGGATACCATTGCGCAACACCATAAGGATGAACTCATCATCATCCTCGATGTTCGGATACATCGACTGAACGTGTTGCAAGAACTCTGACACATCATCGCCCTGTGCTGCAAGGCGCATGTTCAGTACGAACTCATCAGGAACTACTACCGAGAACTGCATGGTAGCACTCATATCAAATGTACGCATTATCGCCTTTTCATCAGTTGTTGTAGCAGGGTGTTACCTGCTAGTTGAAACTCCTTACTGCAAGTCATCTGGTGCCCAAACTCAGCAGGCCATGAAGTGCGGTCATCCTCGTCGCGTTCTCCGCCACGAGTGACCATAGCTGCGGATACTTTACGCATTGTGCACCGTTACTTCACGCTTGACGAAGATGTGCACCGGCCCGGCCCCACAGTCAGGAAGTGCTCTGCATGTGGGGCAGTCTTCCACACCAGCGCACCCAATACAGTCGCCGTGTGCCTTCTTGCGCTGGTAGATCACGCCATTAACACTAAAGAGTTTCAATGTACCTGCTCCATGTTGATGCACTCCAACGGGTTAAAGCGTTCGATGTGCTTACCTATTGCTGAATGCCATTGCACCCGTAAGGGGCGGCTCCCGAAGTCGTCAGACGTAAGCACCTTGCCAATTCCAGTGCTGCCCTTTGCGGTGTTGAACACCACGTTATCGCCTACACCAATCATTTGTTGTTCTCCCTATGTGTGCGCACTGCTTGAGCAATAGCAGTTGCGAGTTCAGGACTTGCGCAGATTTCAAGAGTTGCGTAGTCCCTACCGAAGTTTGATGCGTGAAGCCCTGTGTCTTTGATCGCCTCGATGATACGTGCGGTAGTTTCCTTGAGTTGTGAGAAGTACTTCTCTTGGCTCTCGCAGTACTCAACAGCTTGGATGTACAGCGGCTGATACACGGACAGGAACCTGCTATGAATCGCCTTAGCGATACTCACCGCATCCCTTGTATCCGCAACAGTGATACCATCGAATGTGCTGGCGTTGTACGGCAGTGACCTATCGAAGTCCCGCTGAGACACGCCACGAGTACTTCCCCGTGCATCAGCTACAGCACTGGGGTAACAAGGGCTGAAGTGAATGCGCCCCTTGTAAGCATACCCACCAACGCCCATACTGAACCGCACACCATTCACCATATCAATACGATAGTAGTTCTCGTTGTCGTGCGGTGAGCTTGCAGTGGCATTTAGCGCCTCGGCAATAGCTTGTGCCTTCTCCTTCTTCTCGTGTGCGTTCATCTATCGAAGTCCCTGAAGTACTCAGCCGCATCAATAGCGGCGTCTATACGAGGATCATCGTCGCCCTCTGCATGGTATGGCGTGCATCCTGAACCACCACAAGCAGAACAGCTAGAGCCATCGTACATCCCTTCGCCACACCCTCCGCATGTCCCACAGAGGTCGTCGCTATCATCGAGCATTACCGCTTGTCGATGATCCGGGCACGTTCGCCCATGTTAAACAAGTTGCCGCTGCTGATACACATCGGCTCAAGCACTTCTTTCAAGTCGATGAGGGTATGCGCCTTCGCATCAAAGGCGATGTTCATTACGTTTCCGTTCTTATTGATAAGCACAGTAGTACTCCTTGAAGGCAGGATTGCCTCAGTAGCAGCCACTAGGATTCGCCCAGTAGCCGCTACTAAAATTCCCTGCTGTGATTGCCGTATGTTATGAGCTAAGCTCTGCGGCCAGAGTGTCTACATATAAGGCTGTACGACTTCACCTTTGCCGTTGCTATGTACGGCAGAACGCCCGGCGTATATACGCAATGCTGTGAATTACCTCGTACGCCTAGACCAGCTTCTCTGCGTCCAGAGCAAGCGCCTAGTATGTAGGGAACATCACATGCCTATCGGGATGGTTGGGGTTATTGCGTGGTAGCGGCGGCAAGCCGCCCCATTTAGCGCCAAGTCATAGTTCATCCTCCACATTCCGGCTTATGCCTGCATGAGCGGTTGCCACCGTGGGACGCTCTGGGTTATGCAGCCTCTAGGCGTAAAGGCTGCTGATGAACGCGCCGACGCTCAAGCGTCGGCGCAACGTGGTTCAGGTTACAGTCAGGGGTAGGGCGCTAAATACAGCTTCAGCGCGCCTACCCCAAAGATAATAAGTTCGTCGGCCGTATGTGAAGTTCGCACATAAGTCATGCTGCCATCGCCTTGCTCAGCTTCTCGATGATGTCGGCGTGTTCCATCGTCTTGCCTGCCGACTGCGCCGCAGTTACGCGCTTCATGAATGCAGCGAACTCAGCCTGTACATCGAACGTGGTTGTAACAGCCGCTTCCTTCTTGCACTCGAACCACGGCTTAGCCTCGGCACCTGCTTGGTCAGTCTTACGTGTCTTCTCGAACTGGAAGATACGGCCTGTCTTGATCGCCAGCGCATCGTCTTTGTTCTTGCTATCGAGCACCCGCATCTTGCCGAATGTAACCAGCCACTCAGCCAGTGCATTACGGCGGGAGCCTTTCGCCATTGCATTGAACAGACGATCAGCCAGAGTGCTATCGCCGCAACCATCAACGTGCATGATGATGCTCAGCCCTGCCACTTGAATGGCCGCGTCAAGCTTTGTACCTGCCGACTTGATTGATGTAATCGCCTTCTCAATCGCTGTTGTGCCTACCAGTAGGACGAGCGGCTTCGCTGGCTTGATCGCCACAAGTTTGAGGGTAGCAGGTGCCTTGACAGCAGGCGCTGTGGTGTCTTTCTTGCTCATGATGTAATCCTCGGTGCTGTAAAGGCAGGATTGCCTACCTAACGCCCAGCGGACGCTAGAGAAGTTTCCTACTTGATGCCTACTGCTGGAACCATTGCCCACGGATAGCAAGGATCAACTCACTACGTAGATCGCCTTGAATGTACGCAGGTAGGGCAGGCGGCGCTATGATGTACCGCCGAGAACGTTCCGGCCTACCTGTCCTAGTAGTGCCACGGCATGTAACACCGATGTAATCGCGCAGCCTAGGCATGACGCACCAGCAGCGCTACAGCGCCCTCGCAAGACAGCCCACGATTGCGGAGAAAGCCGGCGGCAATAGAAGTGCCGAGTGTCTTCTGAATCAGCAGCGCACGGCGGCGCAGTACTTGCATACTCATGATGTAATCCTTGGTGTAGGCAGGATCGCCAGAGTTAAGCACTCGCTAGAATGCTTAAACCTTGCTACCCTAGTCGTTTGCTGTTGCGTGTTGATACCCCGCCTCGTACCCATTCTCATAGTCCGCTTCTTCGTCAGAGGAATCGAAATCAGGCAAATCCGAGCGGCCACCGCCAAGGCAGCAAAGAGCGCCAGCTTTGAAACCGGCGTCATATCCTTTATCCCACATAGCCTATCCTTTCGTTATGTAACATGGTGCAGGCTTAGCTTTAGATGCTTTGAAGCAATCGCCAGCATTGTTAGAGCGCCTATCTGTCCAAGAGTTAGACAAGGCTCGTTTAGCCTTTAAAGCCCCTGTAACGCCAGCATCAATATCTTTGTTGAGCGCCGCTAGCTGGTCGAATACTTCTATGGCGTGGTACCTCTTAGCCATGACAGGCTCCGGTTATAAATGATCTAAACGCCCTAGGCTATCGCCTAAGATGCTTAGATCATTTCAAGGCTGGCCGTAATAGCATAGCCTTGAACTAACCGAGTGCGACCCCTGTAGTTAGACAGGGAAGGGACTCTACCTCTCGGCATCATGGTCACGGATGCCTTGCTCGTTACCCGCTACTAGGCTAGCGGCTTTCCTACAGTTAATCATTCATAGTTAGCGCCTGTACCTTTCGGCCTTGAGCACCTTCTACTTCAAACCAGCCCCGTTTGGCTGTATCCACTAGAACCGTATAATCCGTCTAGCTTCTGGCGCTTGCGTTATCAGCGCCTTCTATCTGCTGTGTTACTTGTTACCTTGGTTCGCATTATACACTCACCGAATGTCTTGTCAAGTGCGTTCTGTTCGTTAGTTGTTAGCTGCATGTAAGATTAAGGCCATAACCACCTAGGCGGTATTTACCGGGTGCCCTTACATGTTGCGTCAGACTGTTGAACTGTGCGAACCAAGTTATTAAAGAGCGGCGGCCAGTGTCGGTTATGTTGCATCACTGGTAAAAGAGTCTCTATCTTGTTCTCGGTGGTTGTGCCAGCCCTAAGCTGTATCCCTTGAACTACTCTACCGCCTAAATTCTTAAAGAGAGAAGCGGTTACTTGCTTCGTGGTTCGCTGTTGCTGAACCGTTGAGACGAAATATACAGGCACTGTTCTGATGTGTCAAGTACTTTCGATCAACTAGGTTATAGCGTTACCGGTAACGGTGCGTAGTATGTACTCAATGCGCTCTGTGTAGCTCTGGCTTGGTGCTACTAAGTAGTATATCTATGCGTGTCAAGTCTCTAACCTGTATCCCTAGCTCTAACGGGTGCATCCAGTCTTGAGCTATCCTTGATCTAAATCAATCCCAACCGTGTGCAATAGTTCCTTTGCGTTACATGTAGGCACACAACAGGTACAGAGTAACGCTAGGCTTTACCTGTTGCATGAGATAAGCCTGTCTTATCTGTACCTGTGTTGTACCCTTGGAACTGTAGAATTGAGGGTGAATTACTCTATGTAATCATG